CTATTAGATAATCTATATCCAGGTTTACCTCGATGTTTCTTTTTCTTTTCAATACCTCTTCGCATATGTATTGAACCCTCACCATCAAAAAGTCCTGCAATGTATGCTTTGTCTGTATCAGGAATCACTTCTTATCTCCTGTAAAGACCCACTTTACTATTGAAGTTGTTGGATCAAAGCCATCAAACTTTAAATTCTTAGTGCAGGCTGTCAGAAGTACCATCATCAATCCAACCCATATCAGTTGTTTCATAGTATTCACCCTCCGAATCACAGTCCCAACATTGGTGAACAGTATCTTTTCCCTCTGTTGCAACTTTTACATAGCCATTACCTTTGCAGGTAGGACATATGTGTATTGTTACTTTAGCTTTTTTTAATTTTGCCATTTAATTTCTTCGCTTTCTCATTTGCAATTGATTCAATTGTTTTTGCTATAGACAATTTAGCGTCGGGCAATAATACCTTTGATAACTTATCTAAAGTAGCGTATGTTTCTTTTGTTAGAGAAACATTTTTGTACTTACTCATGTCTGTCATGTGTTTCCTTTCATATTAATAACCCATATATAGGTGATTTTATAGGATTGTCAATGAAAATATTATTAAGTTTAATAATTTGTTCACAAATACACACTACTTGTATGCCCCCATATGAGTGGCCTGAAAGATTTAACACCACATATGATTGTATGACTTTTGGTTATCAAGAGTCATTAAATAAAATGAAAGAAATGGGTAGAGAAGACGTTAACAAACACGGTGTTTATATTAGATTTACTTGCACTCCAGAAGAGACTATTTGACAATGTGGCAGGATTATGGTAAGGCGAGATAATTTCTCACCATTACCTACCCTTACTTTTTTCCCTCTTTAGGGTAGGTCTATCTACACATACAACCAACTAAACTACCACTACCATCATTCATAATGTGTAGGTTTAATGTATCAACGTAACCCGATAGTTTTAACCTTAACACGTCGCACAAGTCGAAGCAACTTAGGTCGTTTAATAACTTGATACCTTCCATCATCTGCTTTGACACTGGGATTAATTGGTATAACCCGTCGTTTAATACTATTAGGTCCATTTCCAAACTCCTTTACTAGTTTATACCAAAGATCTCTGTAGTATGGATCTTTAGTTTTGTTCCACATAATAGCGGCTTCATCTATTTCATCTATTTTTTTCTGTGCCATTAGATGTTCCTAACGCTAGGATTTTTTTTAAACTAGGAGCCGATATGTTTAAATGCACACCGTAAGATCTCCATTGTTTTTTCATGATATTTAACTCTAATAACAATGTTGAGTATTGTTTTTGAGATATTCCGTTTGTTTTTATAGTTATAGTTTTTTCTTTCATACCTAGAGACTAGGATATTTTGGGATACTTGTCAACGGCCTTGTCGGTTGTATTTTTTATACGATCTTTTCTTTGATTTATTTAGGCTTTTTGAGTGACGGCCTGGACGTTTACGAGGCTTTGGACGTGGTACAAAGTTTGTAAACTTACGCTTCGCCATCGAAATATTTTTCTACCGTAGATTGTAATGATTGTTTAGTTAAGTGAGGTATGTAACTTATGACACCATTTACTTTTTGTTCTAAGTCTGTGCCACATGTTAAACATCTGTAAAATTGTTTTGTTATTCCAACTAACGGTGTGTATTCATCACACGTGGGGCAGATCCCATTAACTATCTCTGCTTCTATTTTGAAATTTTTTCCGGTCATAAGCTTTCTTGGATCGTACCACACGCTGGTGATAACGTCTATCTTTTAATTCTTTTGCGACTTTATTTGAGGTGTAGTTTTTTAATTGATTTTTCACCTAGATATATCTCTGTTTCTGCTTCGCTACGTATGCACTTATACGATATGTTAGGATTATATTCACGTTCTGCAACACGACGTGCACGTAAGCATGCGGCCATGGATTCTTGAATACGGTGCTCCTTGATCTCCCCGTCCCAGAACATAAGAAGGGCTACCACAACTTCTATCATTTTCCGTTACCGTTCGTGTATTTCATTTCTCTATTTGCATCTTTTAATTTTTCAATATCTATCAATACCTTGTCCATCTGTCCTCTTAAAAATTCTATATTTACTTTATTCAATGCCATGTTCTCAATGTGTTTTTGTAATTTGTCGGTCGACTTATAAAGATCTTCGATCATCATGAATTGCTCAGAATCTGCGGGTAATGAACCTAATTGTCCACGTGGCCATTTTATTCTAAACTCTGTATTTTCTGCTAAATCTTTTTCCATTATCTGAATACGAGTATCCGCAATGTTTAGTCTCTCTATCATCTGAAAGTAGCCCATAGTACCGAGAGCGACGATGATTATCAAAGACGCAACCGTCTTCATAGGCATCTGCACGGCAGCTTGTTCAGAAATTTTTAATGGTTTAGTCATCTTTTGGTTTTGGTAATGGCAGTATATACCCTTCTGGAGGCATTTTCAATGTGCTGTTATTATTGTCCATGCTCTTAGAATCTGGGTTAGCCTTGATATAATCATCTTTTAATTCATCCCAAAGACTACCTGTAGGCATGATTTCTGTTTCATCTACCTGGGGTACAACACCTCTACATTTTGATACTAACAATGCAAAGTTTTGATTTTGTGCAAGACTTGGGTTTCTATTTACCTTGTTACACATTTTCATCAACTCTAATTGTTGTTTTAATTGTGCGTTTTCTTTTGATGTTTTACAGTCTGTTCCTAAATACTTTCTATAGGTAAAACTTAATCTATAATTATCAGATTCATAATCTGAGTCGCCGTAAGTGTAATCTGTTTCTCTATCTTCTGCTTCTATTCTTGTTTCAAACTCTCCACATCTAGCATTGCCATCGTTAAGATATTCGTTTCTAGGATATGCAGGATCCATAAACAAAGCCATGAAACATAATAAGGCTATGAGTATTGCTGTAAATTTGTAATTCATCCTGGCAATCTCCATAATTCATCCTAATAATTTATTTCTCTGTTTAAATCTTTAATGTCGTATTCCATCTGTCTAACTTTATCTGCTAGAACTTCGTATAAGTTTTCAGCCATGTCCCATGTGCCTTCAGCTCTTTCTAGTTTTGCAATAACTGTATTTACACTATCTGTAAGCACCTGCATATCTCTTTGTATATTTACTAAATCTACTGTTTGAATTTTTTCTATTTCTGCTTTGTTAGCATTAATTGTGTCTGTAAGATTTACAATGTACTTAACACCGGTAAAAGTTCCGACCAAAA